GACATACCAATAACACCAACTGCTGCAGCACCAGAACCTTGTGCAGCAGTAAAGGTAACATTCGGATGATTTGTATAACCAGAGCCATTGTTTACCATAGTTATTGAACCAATGGAAGTATTATATAAATTAGCAACAGCTGTTGCTTGAATACCATTTGGAAGATCAGGTGGGTCAATAGTAACTGTAGGAGCAACCAAATAATTTGTTCCTCCAGCTGTAATATTTACACCGAGAACTGAAGTTGAATATTGATCATCGTAAATATCATAAACATTTCCACTTTTCCAATCAATTCTTGGCACAATAAATGCCACATCATTTTGTTGAATTTGTTTAAATGTAATAATATTGTTACGAGTGTCCCTCTCGTACGCTAGACTATCTGTTGGATAAGGTGGCGACGCTTCATCTGACCAAGATAGCGTCTTACCTAAAAAATAGTAATATCTTGATGAGTTAGACAGAATCTCTTTATACACACCTTCCGCAATGGATTTATGTAAAAGAGATTTTATTAGAGAAGATGATGTCGCCATTTTTTATCCGAAAATTAAGATACTGTTACAACCCAAGTAATTGCAATCGAATCTCCAGCTGCTTTAGCAACTGATGGAAACACTGTACGGCACAATAATGTTCCACCAGTAGATTGGTTTAGAATACCTGCTTCTTGAATACCAGGAGAAGTTGAGGTTGCATTACCAGCTGCAAAAGTAGCAGTATAAGTAATTGTGTTAGTAGAAACAGTTGTTGCAGACAAAGTAGCACGAGTGCCAGTTTCTGCCACCAAAGTTGTATCAGTTGCCGATGCTGCAGTTGATGATGTACCAACAGCCATATGTGTCATTGCAGCGAAAGTTGTATCTTTAATCCTTGAAGCAATATAGTTTTTACCTGTGGTAACTACTAAATTTGGTACTTCAAATTGATTAAGAAGTTCTCCTTTAGAATTGAAGTGAGAGATGGAAACCATCCCAGTTGGTTTTAAATTTTCTTGAATATTCATTTTAATGAAATCTCCTATAAGTTAAGAAATAATGAGTCGAATTAGAATGTTTGAACGACTTCATCGGAGTAAATAGTCGAGGTATAATCAAAATATGTACCTTGACTGTAAGGATTTTTAAACACTACACCATAATCTGAGCCAGTAAGTGTTTCTATAAGATATTTAGTGGTAAGTAGTGAAGAAGAATCAGAAGAAGTGACGGATTCAGTTAATGCTTTACTAGAAGCAAGAGTCGTAGAATCTGTCGGCGCAGTTGAATCGGATAGTAATTTAGTAATATCAAATTTGGATATTGACTCTGATGAACTAACTGAATCAGTTAATGCTTTACCGAAATCTATGGCGGATACTGCATCAGTTGGAGCATTGATAGAATCCGTTAATGCTTTTGATATAGCAAAAGTTGGTGATTCTGACATTAACACTGATTCAGTTAATGCCTTTGATATATCAAAAATTATTGAAGTGTCAGAAGTTAATACTAAATCTGCCAAACTTACTGCCAAAATCTTTATGAGAGATTGTAAAGCAGCACCTACATTAAAGTAATTTGATACTTGATACTCGCCAAATAACGCAGTTCCTGCAGGATGCACCATAGTTCTTACAGCAGTTTTGTAAGAATCAAGACGTTCATCAATTTTTAAAACATATGAAAACGCTTGATAGTATTTACTATCCTGAATATAAATTGAATCGCTCAGAAACCCTGCGTTTGATGTATAGTATCCTGGATAATTTGCCTGAGGTCCAAGATTAATTTTTAAAACTGCAGCAACTTTACCTACAGAAGATACAATCTGACTAATCGCCTGAGTTGTAAAAGTTCCAAGTGTTGCACCGACATAAGTTCCATCCATGTATATTTGTTGAACATTGCTATTATCAAAAGTATACGCATAGTCATACCTAGAGATATAACCCTGTTCAGCCATTCCATTTGTTGTTTCTGTGATGGTTATGTTTTTATCATTTACAAGAACAGTGGAAAGTAAAGGTTGTGTTGAAGTTGCAAAATAATCTTGAGAAGAATTTATAGAAAGAGTAAAATCAGTTTGATATCCAACTCCGAATTTAATAAATTCACAGGCAAGAATAGTTCCAACTGAATTGACACGAGTTATTTTTAATGTAGATCTAACACCTGATCCATTTTTAATTTCAAACAGTTGACCAGCTTTAAATCCTGTTCCACCTGAAACAATTGAAACTTTTGATGTTGTAGAAACGATAGTTCCAGAAAAATCTACATATCTAATTACATCACCTACTTCAAGATTTCCATAGTATTTTCTATCAATAAAAATTTCATAGGTATCAGAACTCAATTGAACAATACGATCAACTTCAATTTCAACATCCTGTCTACGATTAACTAAAAGTTTGAACGATGCGTTTGTATTTGGTTTTATAACATCTACAAATTTACCTTCAATCATTGTTGGTGATCCAGAGGAAACTTTAATGAATAGAGAAGTATCCTGTTGCCATCTACCATCAGATGCTCTAAGCATCTGAGTTCCTGGATATACAAGTTCAACATTCTTGTTATACAGAAGTTTGAATAATAATTTAAATGATTGTTGACTACCCTTTGCTAAGTAATGATTCTTGATGTGTTCCAGCAAAAATCTATCATCAACTTGCAAATCGGCTGGCATATTTGCTGCCAGTTCTTTCTTGAAATATTTAACAAAATCGTCAAGAGTTGTGTCTAAATCTCTTAGTGATTCTAAATCAACACCATTTGAATCCAAATACTCATAATATGCTTCAACAAAAGCAACGAATGTTGGATAATCTGCCCTGACGAATTCAGGAACTTGAGAAGAAATTAAAGATGACGTTGAAGCACGCATATTATGCTGGTCTTAGATCAGAGAATTGATAATTAAATCCTGCGCTTAAATCTCCAGAAGCAGATTTATCGGCAACAACATTTACAGTTAAATTATCCAAATCAACTTGAGCAATCTGATGCAGTGCTGATACAACATCATTCGATTTTGGTTTCATTGAAATTTCAAAATATGTACCAACAAGAGATGTTATATAAAGATTACTAATTTGTATATATCCAGTATCATAGTTAACAGTTCCAATACTTGGATTAACAATGTTTTTTTGATAATTACTGTCTAATGTATATAAACGAATTGAACCAAGTCCATCATCATCTAGATAATTAATATCAGTACTTCCTTTAACATAAAATCCATTTGAGTAAATACTTCCATCAGCCTGACCAGAAGAATATAGTGGATTAATCATGTTTATAACATATTGAGCAGAAATATTATATTTAACAATAATTTTTCTTTTTAATAGAACTGTAATTGTGTTATTTACAAGAGAAACATCAGCAGTGTCAATTAAACGAGATAACTTAGAATGTCTAAACACTCCATCAAATCTTTTCAAATCAGCTTCGTTATAACTTACAACTGTACCAGTAACAATCTGTTGTAGTTGATTCGGAGTTTTCTTTGTTGTTGTTGGATCATAATTAGAAGTTACATTCAATGCTATACTGATATATTCTGGATCTATAATTTCTGGAATAATAGAAACCATATTTTTATTTGTCAGAATCTCATTTAAAATGTATGTCTTTTGTATAGTTGTTAATTTATCTGCATCAGTTGGTAGAATACAAAGATAAACTTTACCATAAATTGGAGGAGAATTTACTTCACCACCCCAAACAGAAACTGATCGTGCCTGAGGAAATCCTTGAAGAATTAATGATCTATAATCATCAGGAGTAACTGCACGATTTTGAGCAGCATATGATCTTGGCGCATTGTATCGAATACTTTCAATATCCTCTGGCTCACCGCCACCTGTTGCTACAAGTTTTGTTGACACATTTGTTGAACCACCAAGCAAAGAAATACCTGTATAATTAAACAAACGAGCACCATTTGGTGCAGCTAAATTCGAAACAAAGTAATCAATAGTAACAACATTACCACTTAATAATTGTGTACCAAGAACACCATCACCAAAGTATATCTCAAACAAGTTTCCTTCTATCTCTTTTATAAAAAAGACTTTACTGTTTAAATCTATTGCTGAAATTATGTTATTGGCATAAGTATATGTTGTAAAATTACCAAGATTTGCTGAGTCTTGCACAGTTACACGAACTGTTGATAAATCAACATTTGCGTTTGGAATAACATATCTAGATCCAGCAGTAACAGTATAACTATATGTTAAAGGATTACCTTCAATCAAAGTAACATTTGAAAAAACATATCCAAGAGCACCATTTCTTGTACTATAATCACCGACATTATAAAAGGTAAAATTGATACCATCAACAGTTGTTGTAAATGGTTGATATGTTGGTAGAGTTGTAATTGATGGTGTAGATGTTGGGTTGATTATTTTTACATCAACAATTGCGCGAGCACAAGTTGCAGAGCGAGGAACATAACCAAGCATTTTAGCAAGAGAAACTACACTGGAACGCTTTGCTGCTGAATCAAGAAACATCTCATTTACAGCAAGATTTGTATACAGATTATTATAGTGAGTATTATAAGCAAGAACGTCTAATAGAATACTTAATCCAGCACCTTCAAAGTCGTAGTCTTTAAACTGATCTTGACCACGAAAAAAGTTTTTTAAGTTTTCTTTGATATTATCGAAATCTAATTCCGCTACATTAATTCGGTTGCTGGTAAGTGCCATTATCGTGTTCTCTCTAATACTAGATTAAGAAATTGAGGTGTTTGAGTGTTTAGAATAGTAAAATAAATTGAAACACTAACACTGTTGTTGTCTGGGTTAATCTTACAATCTACTTGATCTAATGTTACTCTCGGCTCAAAGTTGTCTATTGTTTGTCTAATTGCTCGTTCAAGAACAGCACCCAACATAGGGGTTGCTGGTTCGAACATCAATCCTCTTACCTGAGATCCAATTTCAGGGTGAAATTTTCGTTCATAATTTGTTGTTAAAATAAGGTTTCTAACAGATGCTTTAATTGCGTTCTCATCATACCTTTTAACCAAATCAGCTGGATTAGAATAGGTAAAACTACTTGCTGTAGTAAAGGTAGTATTTGCCTTATGATACAACCTTAAATGAGTTGCGTCAATTGTTTCTTTTACTTTACCAACAAAAGTTCCAAGAACAAATATATTACGATAAAGTAAATCTGCAGCTGAGAATGTGGTGTTTGTTCCAACAATAATATCGCTTGTTGTTGATGTGGTCAGCAGCCCATTACCTGTGTTTACCACCAAAGAGATTGGTGAAGGGGTAAAGTTTAGATCCAGATCCGAGAATGTTCTTGCGTTTCTTGCCATATCTACTATTTATATGTTATCCAGCAAATGCTGTAGTTAATCCTTCGGCGCATCTATCACCATCGGCAATAGGATCTCCAGTTCTGGCAACTGCCTTGCCTTCAAAAAACATGGTAGAAGATCCAGCTGTTATTTGTCTCTGTGATCCAGAGTGAACCACTGCTATTGGAACTACATGAGATTGAAATTGATCTCCAACCAAACCGACCAATTGTCCACCCCAGTAAGATTTAGTGGCTTGGTTTAAGGCAGTCAAAGGAGTCGCTGCTCCACCATCAGATCCCCGACTTAAATCTCCCTTACGCATTATTTTCGGCATTATGTCTTACTCGGTCTGTATATTGCCACTAAAGAACCATTTCCTGGAACAGTATATCCAGATGGCCAAGAATTATTAACTGTACCACCAGAAGGATTGTTCGCTGCTTTATCTGCTTGGTTTCCACCGACGAATGTCAATTTACCATTGTTATTTGTATAAACAAAGTTAACATGGCGATAACTCCAGAAAGCAATATCTCCAGGTTGAGCATCTGCTAGATTTGATATTTTGGTTGCATTCCAACGAGCAGTGTTTGTTGTTATTTCAGCTGCGGAAGCAGTCTGAACATAACGATACCCACACTGTTTCAATGTCCAGTTAACAAATCCCATACACCATGCAGTTTGGTCGGTTAACCATAAACCAGATTTTGGATATCCAAGGTCTGCCCAAATACGAGTAATATTAGCATTTGAAGGTTTACCACCCATACCTGTTTCTGACCAATATCCAGACTGAGCCAACTGTACTTGTTTCTGTAAGAATAGGTAAATATCACCAGTTGTATTACTTGCAATTAAACTCTTACCTTGTCCATCGTCTTTCGGTGTTCCAGCGTAGTTTTCTTTTACACCACCTTCAGCTGCTTCAGGATTTTTATATTTGTCTGGATTATTAATGTAATCTTCAACTAAAGAATTGTTTTCTTCTTCGATTGCGTACTTAACTTGAACAGGTGGCGAAGGTCTAACAGGTGTTGTTAGATAGTTAAACTGGTTAGAACGACCTGCTTGAAAATCAGGGGCAGTTAATCCAGTTGAAACTGCTGGCGCTGAACTTGCCGCACCTTCTTGACCATGAAACTCTGCGCCATCGACATTAACATTTCCAGAAGAAGCAATATGCATGGTGCCATCAGAACCCAAGAACATCTCAGCACCTGACTTAATACTTGCTTCAGCACCTGCTTGAACAGCAAATTTATCGCCGACAGAAACATTAAACAATCCACCTGTTTTGAGATTAAAATCACCACCAACTGCAAGATTTAAATCACCACCAACACCAATATCGGCATTATTATTTAGATTAATAGTTGCAGCTCCATCTACTTGAATATCTGCGGCACCTTGTACATAAATGTTTATACCATTACCAACAGTTAGGTTTGCTTTACCAGTAATGTATATTAATCCGTTCCTGTCATAAATTGTGTAGCCATCACCAATAATTTTATTTACCTGTGTTCCATTAGCATCTATATCAAGAAAGGATCCACTTTTGTGATATAAACTTACTGTTTCGTTTTCAGGTGTGTCATCGAGAACAAATAAGTGACCAGATTCAGATTCAAAAACTTTACTGTATGGATACATACCACCGAACGGTGCCAAAGGTTGATTCCACGAATCATCACCATTCGCTGCAGTAATTCCATTAGTTCGTACAGAATCTTTAAACTCAATGGCTGTTTCTTTTATAACACCACGTGCCAAACGATTAGTATCTGGTTCATCTAGTAGATTACGTAGTGGATATTTACCCTTTGGATCAGTAAATCCCATGGTAGCATTACCAGAACGATCTTCAAGTAGTGCTGCTTGTTTTGCAGGTGAAAGATCTTTTACTTCTTCTTTCGTATAAACTCTCTGATCATCGGCAGCAGGTTTATTAGTTGAATTTACAGCAACTGCAGTGCCAAGGAAATACTCATAAAACTTTTGTTTCTTTGCATAACCAGTGCCGTTGGCATCAGCACCTGTTCGTTTCAAAGCAGCAATGAAATATCCTGGATCATTTTGATCGTGTTTAACATTAAGCGCATAGAAAGCAGCAGTGGCCAAAGCAGAAGTTGCTGGGTCAGAAACTAAAGATCCTGGATTATTAACAAAGTCTACAACAACACCTTTACCTTTTAGATAATTTTGTAATTGTATATACAGAGATTTACCTGTTATCTGGTTAAAACCACGACCATAATAAAGAGCACCATCATTAGCATCTTTATGCCCAAGTAAAGCACCATTACCTGTAGGACTATAAATTTTTCTAAAGAAATCTGCTTTACTACCTGCCCACTTAGTATAAGGTACAGCAGATTCTTCTGTTGGAAATGTTCTCTTAAAGATTGCAGATAGTGAACTTGCTTTTGTGTAGTATGAACCTTCTTCAACACACAACCAAGAAGATTCTCCGCCACAAATACCAAGAACAGCACTCTTAGCATACTTGCTTGTTAATCCAACTTTATCACAAGCATCTATTAGATACTGAATATTCTGTTTAGCAACAGTGGGATTAGATGTTGATCCCTTTGGTGGATCAGTTGGTATATCTTGTTTAAGAACAGTATCTGCAGGTTTATTTGGAGTTTTCTGTTCTGTTAAATTTGGTTGACTTGCTTCAGTTGAAGGAGTTGATGATGTAGTTGGTTTTGCTTGTGCGTCAGAAGATCCAACAGTAATAGGAATACCAGAAGTATTGGTTACTTCTGTTCCCGATGAATCAACTAGAACACCACCATCAGTGGCAATCATATCGCTGTCAGATTCTTCAACAGCAATAGATGCTGCTTTACTTTGAGGAATACCACCAAGAGTACCAAGCATAATAGGTTGTTGTTGATCTTTATCAGTGAACACAACAAGAACCCATGTTCCATTTACTGGACCGACAGGTGTCCAGCCAATACCATTCATAGAAGCAGAGGTAATAGATTGAACAGGACTTGCCCAAGGCAAATCTTCTGTTGCTAATTTTGTTTTATCTTCAGTATGAATTCCAACAATACGAACTTGACAACGACCAATCTTTAATGGATCATCTCTACTTTCAACTACACCTGTATAAAAATTTGAACTTATCATGCTGTTTTACCTGTCGTCAAATCAAATATTAAACTATCTTTAATTAATTCCATTGTACACTCATGCATTTCTCTATCAATATAGTGGTTAATTGCAGCGACTAAGTAATTTCCACTGAACATTTTATCAACCATAGTTTCTGGAGTATCATCAGTTTGAGTTGGAGATGGTGTATTGATATCTAAGTAAACAACTTGTCCAACTGTATAATCTGTTCTACCCTTTACTTTTATCGTTACCTTAAATGATTCAGCCTGTTTCATTCGGGATATTCTATCTTGAATTGCTCTTGTAGCATCAACAACACCATATCCAGTGAACAACTGATTCGATGTTTCATTTACAAGACCCAAGGCATTAATACTAGCAGCAACTGTATCTGTGGTAATTGGAAAGTTATTTAATCTCGCTTCTTTACCTTCAAGAAACTTTCTAAGATAATCATAGTGAGTAGTTTTATATCTCTTTGTCGTAAAATCGTGTACAGTTAATTTTGAAGCGTATGTTCCATGTCTAACTCTATCAATATAATCAAAAGAGTTCGGAACATTAATCTCTACAATTTTACCAAAATCTCTGTCAAGAACACGAGTTGAACCACCATGTTTTTTGATATCATTGGTTGCAGCTCCAAAAGAAAAAGATTGATGAACATCTTTTTCGTTTAGATAATCCAAAGAAACAAAGTTAAATCCTGATCTGTTTTCAAAAAACAAATAGGTCGTGCTTCCATTGGGATTTGTTGCTTGTTGTAAGAGATAATTTATACACTTAATCGGAGACCAAAAGTTAGAGATAAATTTTGTTTCGTTTTTAGTTGTCTCAACAGTTACATCTTTTTCTGTTCCGATAAAATTTTGATCTTTCATTAACATTCCAACGATGTCAGAAATTTTACCAGCAAAGGCACGACTTTGTGCCATGTTTAAATCTACAACTGCTTCTGTCGATATGAAGTGAATCTTGTAGATAACAGATTTTTCAGCAACGTACTCTCTATCGGAAATTTTAAATACATAGAAATTTCCTTGAATGACACCAGCCTCTGGTGAGGATATATCAAGTGTTGGTGTAAATACTTTTAGATTAACATACTCTTGGCCAGCAAAGGGTAAGTTATTAATCAAGTCCAAAGAATCTTTTACAATTATTGATCCTGTAATAAATGGACTAAACAGATCTTCATAAATTTGTATTGCGAGAACTTGGTTTTTAATGTCAAACGCTGCACCACTCGCAAGTGAGTACATCTCAACTTTTTCAATATTTACATCACCTGCAAACCTTATCTGGGCAGATGATGGATTGTCAAATTCTTTTTCCATTAAGCAAACATCGCACTATATTGTCTTACTACAGTATCTAAGACAGGTTTAGATAAAAGTCTTATTCTTCGTTTAGATTCGTTTACACTTTCTTCATACTGAAAGTTTGATACAGAAGTTGCGCCTGGATAAGTAGAATTTACAATCATCTCATCAGAATTAATCCAATGATGGATTGCGTAAGCATTACCAGAACCATACTTGTCTGTAACATACTGTGTAAGAGTGTTGTAATTTAATGGTAGGTCGTTTCTGTAATCATAGATATCATTCATAATCATAAGAACCCAGTGATACTTTGGAGTACCATAAACTTTAGTTGAAATTATTTCAGGTGTTTCGTCGTCAACAATATCATATGTGTCATATACGGAAATGTTTTGTAATTCTTGTTTAATAATACGAACATTTGTTGTAATATCTTTTAAGACTCTTACAACTGGATTTCCATCTTTGTCTTGGAAATCGTAATAGATTAAGGGCATCCTTGCGAAGTACATTAGAATCCATCCTGAATTTGTTGTTTGGTAAGAATAGCCATTTCTTTAAATGATAACTGAACATCAATTTGAGTTGGCATTCCATCATCAAATGCATTAAACATACTATTTGGTGTATAGTTTACATTCATATCTGTTAAGACACAAGAAGTATGGCGATGTAATTTCATGTTTTCTGTTCCACCATTATAGTAAGAAATATCAAACTCAGACGGAAAAATAAACACGAAACTGTTGCTGTCTTTATATTCAGGGTGCATATGCATTTTAAATTCCTGAATAATGTTTAGAACATTTTGTGCTTCTGACGAATTTCTTGGAAAGAATTTATAATCAAAAGTAAACGATCTAAACTGAACAGACTTGAATAGATTTTCTTTCTTTGGATTTGCTGCCAAGCCAGAAGCAGCTGAAAGACCTGCTGCGCCTGGACCTTTAGTTAGTGCAAGTGCTCCAATAATAGCACCGACAGTTCCCGTGGCCATGGCAATACCACCACCAGTAGCTGCTTTTACCATATCAGTTATACCACTGGCACCCATTTGATATTCAGCAGTATCTTCTGCCGACCAATCCATTGTATATCTAACACTTAATTGATTCGGAACATGAAGTGCAATTGCTTTTTGTAATCTTTTCTGTTGACGACCAAGTTTTCCACCAACCATGGCACTAACTGCCGTAGTACCGATTGCGCCTGCCACACCAACAGTTCCCGCAACTGCTGCAGCACCTTTCAGTGTTCCACCAACAACACTACGAGCAGCAGCTCCAAGGGCTGCTCTTGTTCCACTTTGTTTAGATACATTTCTAATTCCTGCTCTTTTGTTTGCAGCATTTGTGGCATGGGCATTGGCAGCGGCAGCTGTTGCTGCTGAACCAGCATTAAGAATACCAGCACCGAGACCAGCAACTGCTCCAGTTGCCACTGCCATACCAGCAGTGCCAGCAACTGTTTGAAGATAATTATAGTCGCTTGCGGCAATATCGCCACGATATCTTGGTGGAACTAGAGAAGGATCTACAGTCGGTTCATTATTAACTTTCAATATTCTTGAATCCTCAGCCACATTGATATAGAAAATAACATAATTCCCACCATACTCTCGATTATTTGAGTATAGGTCTTGTGGGTATTGAAACTGATCGATTTTATAAGCACTGGCCAAAAAGTCTTTTGGTGCGCCAATCGTTGGATTCAGTTTATTTGGTTGCAAATTATCTGCCATGTTTTTCTCTAAATAGTGAATTAGATTGTTATAGTATATTTATGTTCCATAAAAGAAAGTTTACACCTACAACCCCACAAAAATACTCTGGTGATCCAACAAATATCATTATGAGATCCAGTTGGGAGACGAGATTTGCCAACTGGTGCGATGTAAATCCAAGTGTAATTAAGTGGGTCTCAGAGGAAACCATTATTCCGTATCGTTGTGGAACGGATAATCAGATTCATCGTTATTTTGTTGATTTTAAGATACAGGTTAAAGAAACTACAGGAAATGTAAAAACATACCTTGTAGAGATTAAACCTTACAAACAAACAATCCCACCTGTATATCCTGGAAAGCAGACTCAGCGTTATCTTCAAGAGTCATTTGCCTATATCAAAAATCAATCTAAGTGGACTGCTGCCACACAGTATGCCAAAGAAAGAGGTTGGGAGTTTATAAAGCTGACCGAACATGAATTAGGACTATAAATATACTTATGGCTACTAATAAATCACAGTTACAGGATATCTTTGACAAGTATCGCTACGATCCTTCGATAGCGAAAAAGTCTAAGACATGGTTTGAACAACAGGCACTGCTTCTGAGCAAGAAGCGGATCACGCCACAAATGATCATTAACAATGATCCAGCCAATGTTAAGAGTCCAAACTCTTTAACTCCAGGAAAATTATACATGTTTTTGTATGATCCAAAGTTAAAGAAAGAGTTACCATACTATGACAAATTTCCTCTGGTATTTCCTTTCAGGAAAACTGAAGATGGATTTATTGGTTTGAATATGCACTATCTTCCACACAGATTAAGAATAATTTTAATGGATAGATTAATGGTATTCGCAAACAACGATAAAATGGATACCACAACAAAGTTGCGTTATTCATGGTCACTGATAGATGGTGTGTCTAAATTCAATTTAGCCAAACCATGTGTAAAGAGATATCTAACAAATCACTTAAAATCTCCAATGGTAAATGTACCAGCAGATGATTGGACAACAGCAATGATGTTACCTGTAGAGAGATTTACTAAGGCATCTAAAGAATATGTCTGGTCAGAATCTAGGAAAAAGATATGAAAATTAGCGACTTCGTTTCGTCGATGTCATCGGGAATGGCCAGAACAAATAGGTTCTCGGTAGTTATGGACATACCTTCATCTGCAAGAGCAGTTAATGGTATTACTCCATTTAAAACTTTACTGTTATTCTGTGACCAGGCATCTCTTCCTGGACTACAAGTCAACGCTACTCCAATTAGAATTTTTGGAGAGGTTCGCGAAACACCTACAGAGTTCAATTATGAACCAGTAACACTATCGTTTTATGTAGACCAAAAGATGCATGTTAAGTCTTGGTTTGATAATTGGATTACAAGTATACAGAATGGAAACGAAAGAACATTTAAATACTATGATGAGTATGTATGTAAACAAATGCAGATTCTTGTTCAAGACACTTTAGATCAATCAAGATACCAAGTTACGTTATATGAAGTATGGCCAAAAAATGTTGGTTCAATACAATTAGATTATGCTGGAAAAGATATTATGAAACTGTCTGTAACTCTACAGTATAAGTATTGGAATTACGTAGCAATTGATGCGCCTGTTGGTAATGAAAATACTCTGCTATCTGGTTTACAACCAGCGCAACAAATAGGCGCAGATGGTCAGCCAATACAACAAGCAGATGCTGTTGGTAGAGGATTAAATCAAATGGCAGCGATTCAACCAGATATCTACAAAATACAACAAATACCACAGGAATACTTTTCTGATATTAATTCGTTTCAAGCAAATGCTCAACAGAATTTAATGTCAAGTATAAACTCGAAAAGAGATGAGGGGTTAAACACATTGCGTGGTACAACACAAAATGTTTTAACTGATGTTTGGAACGATTTCTCTTAAAGGAACCAAAATGGCAGAAATTAAAAAAGACGAAGATTGGATGCAAAAGAAATGGCGTCCAGCCATGGGATGGATGTACATGATAGTATGTTTCTTTGATATGGTTATTTTCCCAATTCTTTGGGCATTAATTCAATCTCTTTCACATCAACAATTAGTGCAGTGGAATCCACTAACACTTCAAGGTGCTGGTTTATTCCATATCGCCATGGGTGCTGTTCTTGGTATCGCTGCGTTCGGTCGCACTCAAGAAAAATTAGCAGGAACAGCTGCTAATCCAACAGCAACTACACAAACTACAAATACCAATATGACTGGTGTTCCATCAGGAATGGGAGCTGGTATGTCAACAGGTGGATTTGGAGGAGCAGGAAATGGCGGATTCAATTCACCAATGGGCAGCGCACCAGCATTTAGCGCACCTCAAACAGGAGGATTCGCAGGTGGTGGTTTTAGTTCACCAACTCCAGGCGCAGGTAGTTTCGGAGCAAGTCCAGCACCTTTCAGCCAAGGCGCAACTAGTCCAGCAGCAATGGCTGCGCCAGTTACCAACACAGCTGCCAACCCATCAGTAGACTTAGGTTTACACCCTGATGATCCACCTACTAGAAATACTAGAAGCGATGGAATCGACTCTGAAGGTACAATATAATAAAATGAAAATTGATGATAACTTGAGTGAGATCTTTAATATGACTCCAATTGAAAAGGTAACAGGTGAATTGATAGTTGCCGAAACTGGAGAAATTATAGAATCACAAGAACAAAAGATTGAATCTGATTACGATAAAACCAGAGCCAATCTTTTAAACTTGTTGACAAAAGGTGAAGATGCTTTAACAAATGCTCTTGCGGTGGCAAAACAATCTGAACACCCAAGAGCATTTGAGGTAGTTGGAAACTTAATGAAACAGGTGGCAGATATCAATAGTCAGTTGATGGATCTACATCAACAGAAACAGAAAATTGATGAACCAAAAGTTACTGCTAAAAATGTAACAAACAATGCTATCTTTGTTGGTAGCACAAGTGAATTGAACAAATTAATCGATAAAATGAATAAAGGAGATTGAACTATGTCATTACCTATGATGAAAACCGCACTATACTCTGTAAAGATTCCTTCTACAGAAAAGAAAGTATCATTCAGACCATTTTTGGTTAGAGAAGAAAAAGCACTACTACTTGCGCAGCAGAGCGAAAACTCTGAAGTTATGGTACGCACACTAAAAGAAATTATATCTAATTGTGTTCAAGAAGAAATTAATGTTAATTCCTTGGCAATTTTTGATATTGATTATCTGTTCACACAAATTAGAGCCAAGTCAGTTGGTGAAACTGTTGACTTAATTTTTACTTGCATGCACTGTGATCAAGAAAAGAATAAAGTAAAACTTGGAATTGATTTAACTACTATTGATGTTATTAAAGATCCAGCCCACTCAAATAAAATACATCTTTTTGATGAGTGTGGTGTAATTATGCACTATCCT